AACCGTCCCACAGGGTTCTCGATGTCGTATTCGTCAGCAACAGCGCGACCGCCAGCAGCACCGAGGCTTGATACGGTTTCACCGGCGACTGCGCCGACCGGATTTGAAAGCAGCGGTTTGCCGAGATATTTTCCGAACAATCCTGCAAGACCTTCCGCGCCGACCATCGTTGTGCCAGCACCCATCGTGCCAACGCCCGTGCCGATGTCTTCAGTGACGCGGTTTGTGATCGGATATTCTGGGTTCGGGTTGTTGATGCCGCCGATGCCCTGCATACCAGGATAATGTTCACCGACAGCGTCGATCAAAGGGTCTTTACCAAGACGCGCAAAAAGATCACCGATAGGACCGCCTGTTTTGGCTCCCATTTCGTCGAGCGTACCCATGCCCTGCTCACCTGGCAGAAGATTTACCAGCTTGGGCGCGTTGTTCATTATGTTGTAGGGCAGTTCGATGACTTGCGTGAGGCCACGGTTGATGCCGTTCACCGCGTTCGTCATGTACGGCAACACGCCGGTATTATCTTCGCGCAACTGACGCTCCGCGAGATGGTCGTCAATCGTCATCGACTGCGCGGGATCACCGGCAGGTTGTTTCAACAGACCTTGGTTCGCTCGGCGCAGGAGCGGGTGCATCATATTTTCATCCATTATTGACCTCCGCGCAGTTCGTTGACGCGCTGGACTAAAGCCTGTTCGATAAATTCAGGAGGCTTGCCGCCGAACGCTGGCATGTTGCCGAATGCATCCCACATTTTCGTGAGGTCTTCGACGCTTTGCGCGTTGTGAATGTCATCGGTCGTCGGCAGACCGGAACGCGGCGCACCGGCATCCATCGGCATGACCTGACCTGTCACCGGATCAGCCTGACCGCGATGATAAACGATGTCGTTCACGAGGTCTTGGTGCATCGCCAAGCGATATGCCAGTTCCTGCGGGTTCATCGTCTGACGGATCGCAAGCTGGCTGTCGGCAACCGCCTGACGTTCGCCATCAGACAAGTTACCGAAGAACCCGCCTGTTTTGCTTTCCTCTTTCAACCGTGCGATCTCGTCAATCGCGGCTGCGTTCGTGATCTTGCTGAGATCAGCTTCCAGCGCAGCGGCTTTCGTCTGACCACCGATCAGCGGAATGTCTTTCGCGTAGGAGCCGATACCAGCACCGCCTTGCGCGATATTGAACATCGCCGATTCAATCGTCTGATTTAGACCGTTTGTTTTGCGGTTCTGGTTGAAAGTTTTATTGCCTTCGCGCTCGACTTCAGCCGCAGGTTTCGCCAGTTCCGTGATCATTGTGCCGTCAGGCTGCGTCACGGTGTTTTGCGCTACTCGCTGCGGCTGACCTGCGCCACCCATAACTTTTTGAACATATTGCTGCGTCTCTGGATATGGAGGAATGCCACCATGCTCCGCAACTGCGCCAGGTCCGGCATTATAGGCCGCAACGCCTTCAGAAACATTGCCGCCACGATTGTTGATCATCGCGTTCAAGTAATCTTGTCCGAATCGCATTTGTTCCTCGACCGGAGCAGTGCGAGGATCGACACCGTCCCAACCAGCAAGCGGGGGAACGCCGTAGCCAGGATCACGAGCCGTGGAAGGCATGATCTGCGCGATACCAGCCGCACCTTTGGGCGACATAGCCATCGGATCGCCACCGCTTTCAGCGTTGATCACGCTTCCAAACAGGTCGGCAATCGGCATTGCGGGACGGTTGGTGGAAGGAACACCAGGCATCGTGATCGTGCGGTTGTTTTCTTTGTCGAACTGCGTCGAAGGCGCAACGCCGACACCGTAGGCTTGCATCGGCAGACCGGTCGAGCCATCCGCGATATATTTCGTGTCACCGGCATCAACCTGCATCGGCTTGTTGACGTAGGTTCCAAACAGTTGTGCGCCGGAACGATCACCAGCACCCTCAAGTTTGCGGCGATATTGATCATTGCGGATTTCAGGCGACAGGTTCGGCAGGGCGAAGTCACCCATGTCCATCTGACGCTTATCCATCGTGTTTTGCGTACCCATGCGGTCGATCTGGGCTTGCATATATTGTTGTTTGAGATGGTCAGCGGCAGTCGGCTGCGACATGTAATATTTATACAGCGCACCGACCGCTTGGTTAGCGGCATCACCCCAGGGATTTGTGTCTTGATTTTTTGGCATTAGTAAAAATTCCCTGGAATTTGTTTGATCTTCGTGAACAGACCAGGTTGCGTCATATCAGCCCACGTCTTGCCCTGCTGAAGCGGACCAAATGCGACCTTGTCACCGAATGAATTGATGCCGTTCGCCGCGCCGTACATTCCCATCGCCATACCTGCGCCCTTCATCAAGGTCGGGAACAGCGAAGGTGCTTTGGATGCGTTATTCGCAGCCGCGTTCATCTCGATTGGAATGAGTGCGCTCTGGTGCGATGCGTTGTCCTGAATATTTCCGAACAGCCGCGCAAAATTGTTCCGGCTCATATCCTGGCTGAAACCTGCGCCGGTGTAGCCTGACAGACCTGCCATGCCTTCAAGGTCACGATTGGTTTTGGCGGCAGCTTCGTCGCTGGCGGTTTTACGAGCGATCACCACGTTCTTCGGTGTCGATGCCGGTGCGCCGCCAATGGAATTGTAATCCGGCTGAACGCGGATGTCGTTGAACGCTTTTTTGGTTTCTGCGGTCGCGGCATCTTTTTGCTGATCGAACTGCTCACGACCTTGCTTACTGATGTTGTTGCCGAACGCCGCGCCGCTTTCATCTGCGAATGCGCGTTGTTTGATCATACCGGCTTCATAAGCGTTGTTACGCGCATCCGTCATGCGGTCTTGGTTCTTCGCCGCTTCCCGCGATTGCAGGTACGTTCCACCGGCTGACAGTGCTAATGCGGTTGCTGTTACTGGATCGCACATTTCTTATTCCACATCTCGAAGCGATGAAATTGCGCTCCGTTTATTCCAATCGGCTCCGCATTCCTGACATCGAAGCCAAGCCACTGAAGCCATTTGATCGACTTTTTATTTTCGACCGAAACATAGTTGTAAATATACTCATAATCTTTGATCATTTCTTCGACGACAACTTTGCAAGCTGCGGCGAATGCCATGAAATGATCGTCAAAAGTTTTTGCAGCTAACATCCAGATTACGCCGACCTTATCGAGATCAGTGACCGGATTTACGCCGAAGATCGCATGAACCTGTCCCTCGCGCTCCCAGACGAAAGCATTTTTATCCATGTCCGGCGTACTGAGCAGCACATCACGAACATTGTCGCCGTCGAACGCTGCAACTTCAGCAGCATCCTCATCACGAATATTCGCAATGATGAATTCAACGTCTTCAGGAGTCGGTCTGCGAACGATTTGATCAGTATCAGCCAATGACATCTACGGAACCCCCGCTTCTGCGACCGCCACCAAAACTCTGAACGCCTGTGCCTTCGGTAAGACGCTGGGTATTTTTCAGAGCGGCGACATTTCCGAGTTGTGCGAAGAAATCGCCGAACACGTCAGCAAGAGGGCTGGAAGGTGCGCCAGGTTGCAGGTACTGAGCAGCGGAAGCGGCAGCAGCGGCAGCACTGCCAGGATCGGCAGCGGCACGGTTATCGGCGTACAACTGCGACTTCCGTGCGTCGATGTCGCCACGCAATTTCTTGGCGGCTTCAATCGACTGATTCGAGACAGACATTTTTTGCTGGTCGAAATATTTTTGCAGGTTGGCTTGTTGTGTCGCGCCGGTTGAACCCGTGAGGTTGCCCGTCTGCGCCAGTTGCAGCGTGAGCCGTTTCACGGCATCGCTGTACTGGTCATTAAGCTGCGGATTGTAGTAATCCGAATATTGTTGTTGATAACCGTTGAAGAAATTGTCATCAAAGCCACCGAACGCCTGGTCGATGCCTTGTTGCCCCTGTAGAATTCGGGCTTGACGTTGCGCCTCTTGCTGACGAGCGATTTCGGCTGAGTTGTCTTTTTTAGGTTTGCTTCCGCACATGTTCGTTATCCACTATCGAAGGTTCCATCGTAGTGCATGGCGAGTGCGGAAATCGTTGCCGGACCTGCTTGATTGCAGGTTAAAGTCAAAGCGAACAGCGGAGTGATGCTATCAGCACCAAAACGCGGTTGCCCGTATGTAACCCCTGTCGCCGTGCCGAGATTGACCTTCACTTGGTCGTTGTTCGGGTCCGGTAACAGGTCCACATTCCAACTATTTATACCAACAATATCGAAGCCGAGCAAGTCCTTGTTTCCGGCTGGATCATTTGCTGAGAAATAAGGCAGTTCGATAAGGCAGATGTCCTCGTTCAACGCCGGAAAGGTGTTGTTATCCAGACCGCCGTAAAGATATAGAAAATCAGTGCTTCCGTCCGTGCCGCGCACATAAATCCGGTTGCCGACCTTGGCGAAATTTTTGATGTCGAAATCGACCTCGTAATAGGACCATGCTGAGATTTTCGCGCTGGGGAAGTACGATAATACATAAATCCGGTTCTTAATGCCGATCCAGAACCGACCGTCAATGGGTTCCACCATGCCGATTGCATCGCGCACTTCCTCTTGCGTGAGGGTGTTCATGTAATCCTGGATGTGCGTGTCGATGGGTGTTCCGACATCTGAAACGTAGGCCGCGTTAGAGGCATCACGCGCCTTGATCGAGCGAACGCCGGATGCCGCTAAATAAAACACGTCATTCGCGCCGTATGGGATCACGGAGCGCGGCGCGATGGTTCCTGTGTTCTGCAACGTCTGAATAAAGACGTTCGCCGCGCTGTCTTCGCTGATCGACCAGATGCGGATGTTGTTTTCTGAGAAGATCACCATCAAGCCTTGATATTCTTCAGCGACCGTCAGTGTTTCTTGACCTGCGGTTTGCGAGGCCATGTTGATAAACCCGTAATCAACACCCGAAATCCACTGTGTCGGCGCATTCAATGCAGAAAAATACAAGTTCGCCGATGCAGTGGAATAGATTTTCTTTTTGAACGTCAGGATCGACGTGCCAGTGCCGGATGCGCCGCCCGTGATCGTATAATCGTCGCTGTTGATTGAGATCGTGAACTGGTCGGCTGTCTCGAACGTGCCGCCGACAGTCGCGGTGTAAACCTGCGCGATTGCAGCCGTGCCGGTGATACCGCCCGTCATCGTCGCCTGGTGTGTCTCTGTGACGTTACCTGATTTCACGACATTGACGACAAGGCCATTTGGTGCTGCGCCCGTCCCAGCAAGGGCAGAGATGGTCACAACTGGTCCGGCTGAAGTTGCGGAATAGTTTGGCGAAGAAACGAGCGAATTGATCGCTGATGCGATGTTCGCCGCCGTTTGCGAGTTGGATGTCGCCCAGGGAACGCCTTGATACGCGCCACCGTGCATGTTCGTTAAACTTGTGGTCGTGACATCGCCAGCTTCGACGACATTCAACACGAAACCATTCGGTGCAGAGCCTGTTCCGGCGACCGCAGTGATCGTGACTTCATCGCCGACCGCAACAGCCGTGTAATTCGGAACAGAAACGAAAGAATTGATCTGCGCGGCAACTGCTGTCGCGGTGGTCGCATCGTTACCGGTGTGATCGACCGATGCGCCGAGAATATTTACGCCGTTGATGGTGACGCTGGTGATCATGTTGACACCCGCGCCGAGAGTGCCGCCGTTGATGCGGAAATCGCCCTCTGCCAAAACCTCAGCGTTGCCGCCCATCACTTCCACACCATCAATCGTGATGTTGTTGACGTTGTTCGTGCCAGCGTTCGCCGTGCCGCCTGTGATCGTGACAGTCGCCTTCGCTAAAACTTCGGTCGCTGCAACCACGTTCGGCTGCGTCTGGACCAGCGTGATCGTCTGGTCGGGGTTCGCGCCGTTGTTGACGGTGTTTTGCGTGATCGTAAACGGCACACCGGCGACCGACGATGTGATCGTGATGATCGGACCAGCGTTCGATGCGCTGACCGCAGCCGAATTGTCGATGGCATCAGCGAGAGCAGCCGCAAGCGCGTTGTTGGAGCCGATGCTGGTCGCAAGGGTGTCCCAATCCGTGACGCGATTCGCGCCGTAGTAGTGATAAATGTTTCCGTCCGTGAATTCGATGATGGAATAAAGCGTTCCGTCGAAACCTTTTCCGTCGAGCGATTTTCTGATCGGCGTTGCAGGTGTTGGATGCTGAGTGAGCAGGTGTGTCACCCCTGGTGGGACGTTGCCAGCTTGCGCGGCATCATAGCCGGTCGTGTAAAGCGTTTCATTGATCGCATAAAGACCCTTGGTGGATGCTGGAAACGTGCCAGATTGCTTCACGAAGGTTTTTCTGCGGTCGATGTCGCCGCCGCGTGTCAGGTGTCCGTTTTTGATCGTCCAGGCCGTGCCTAATTCACCGACAACGCGCTGTTTGCGTTTGCGGTCCATTCCGAGCCGAATGTCTTGTACCTGAACATAAGGCACGAAATTACCTCACAACGATGACTGTTTTGCCGCTATGCGAACTGTTACGATTTTTACTACCAAGTCCAACCTGCACGGTTTTACCGTTCGATGAATTGCCGCGCAATTTGAGCAGCCGCGCATTCGCCAGATCGAGTTTATTTTTTGCGTCCGGCGATTTTTGCTTCGCCAGAATTTCAGCCGCCGTGAAAAGCACGACGAGACGATCATCCATCGTGAAGCGATCTGCGTCATCGACCAGCGGAGCGAGTGCTTTCGTACCAAAGAAATAAAGCACACCTGCCTCGTTTGGAATAGGCCATGCTTCAAGCTGCTCGGCTGTACCGGTGTGGCGAATGTCCCATTTAATGAGGGGTGAGGATCGCACACCCGCTGGGCTGTCGTAAGCCGAATAATCGTCGAAGGTGATGCCGCGATCAACATTGCAGTATTTCCCACCATACTTGAACTTGACCGCGTTCAAACGATCATAGTTCAAGTCTGTGGGAAAATCATAGTACCGCTGACCGGCCTGAAGATTGATCGAACGCTCGATATTCAAGAAAGGCCAGTCATAGTCGTCGTAAAGCAATTCCTGCATCCGACGAAGCTGTTCCTTCAGATTATCGAGTTCGCTTGTGCCAACAGCTACGGCCTGATTCCTTCCGGTTTCGGCTCTAAGTTGGGCGACAACTTCCTGTAGCTGTTTGCCGCGCATTCGATTACTCCATGATGTCGTTCATATCAACTTCGTTCGCAGGGACGATGGTATCGACGCGCTGCTGCTCGGCTGGTGTTTGCGGGAGATGGTTGTTCTTCTCGCTGCGCGTGGTCGCCTTAGCAACCGCGATCACATCGTCTTCGTCGATGATGTCGTTCGCTTCGAGAATGTGATCAGGGAGCGAGGTCGGAAGTTGACCGAGCGCACCGAAAATCTTGTCGATAGACTGTTCGCGTTTGACCAGAGCCTGATCATATTTCGCTTTCAGGTTATCTTTATGCTCACGCATGTTGACCTTTTCTTCTTTGACTTTTTTAATGTCAGAGATCGCGTCAACGCCGTGGATGTATTGCATGATCAGAATTTCAGGTGCGGAATAAACATCGCGCACCTCATTCATGGGACTGCCAGATAGTCTGAGTTTGATGGAATAATACTGCATTTGCTTTGCCTTTCGCAGTTTGGGTTAAAGAAGGGAGGTGTGGCGAACACCTCCCTCCCCTGATTAGATTAAGCCGAGTATTGAGCAACGCCTTTGTAGTCAGGATCGCCCAATGCCACGATGAGTTCAAACACTTTCGCACCGTCAGCCGCAGCGTTCGGATCGTAAGTGCCGCGAACATCGCCGGTCGTCGCAGTAGCAGATGTCGAAACACCAGCAACCGCAGTGCCAGCCGTAGCAGCCGCGCCGTCCTGAAGTTCCTTCAGGATATACGCTGTACCAGGCAGGAAGACCGGAAGACCGAACACATCGCCCGTCCCAACGGTCGCGCTCGTGACATCAGCCGAGAAGCTGACCGAGGTGATCGTTTTGAAGGCTTTTTTGCCAGCCAGCGAAGTGCCGGATGCAGACGATTCGGTAATTGCTTTACCGTACACGTCAGTACCCTTCACAGTGATGACCGAAGTGCCAGTCCAGGCCGCAACCACGTTACGAGGAACGTCGAGCGTTACTGCACCACCGGAGGCCAATGCACCGTTGATGAGGGCCAGCGGGGTTGTACCCACTGTCACACCTTGGGATGCACTGATACCGTCAGCGTCAGCGACAACAGGTGCGCCAAGCGACAGCTTGACAACAGCCATTGTACCGACACCTTCGATGTTCGGTGATACTTCCGGCGAACCGTCATCTTCACCAACGATATTGAACTGAGCGTTCAATCGCGCACCCGCAGGAATGCTTGTCGCACCCTTGTAGGTTACGGTGATGTTCGATGCGCCGAAGGCCACGGTAAAGTCAGCCGGTGATTCCAGCAGACGCTGGAATTTATCGACCCACAGTTTGTGACCGAAGTTAGCGAATGATCCGGCGTTTGTGCCAGCGGGATACGAGAAGGTCGTAGTGCCGCTGGTAGCAATCGCAGAACCGGCAGTGGTTTCAACTTTTTTGAAAGACATGATGTTGTTCCTTTCTTTCGGTTAAGCGATTGAGTAAACGCCGGAAGTGTTGCGCTGTTTGCACACCAATCCGACAACGTCAGTGATTGCGCGGTACATGACGTATTTGTCATGCGGACGTGCAGGGGAGTGACGCTTGTTGCGCTCGTCTTCCATATACATCGGATAGATAGCATTCATATCCAGTGCATAGAGGAATTTCGCTTCACCTTCGTCGTCCAGGGTCGGATCGTAGTTGATCACGTTCCCTTTGAACTCGGTGTCGGCAACGCTGAGGTCGATGGAGCCTTTGGAAGCCCAACCGCTATCAGTGTAAGTACCGTTTGCGCGAAGTTCCTTTTCGAGAGCGTCAAGGAAATCCGAACCGGCGAAAAGCTGGTGCTTCGGAGAGCCATAACGCTTCAACTGACGGAACTCTTTTTGGAGAGTTTGTGCGATGGTCTGGTTCAACGGTGTCGCCGCCGAGATACCCAGAACAGCGCGGTTGCGCCACCAGGTGTTCGTCGATTGGTCGATACCACCGACAATCGTTGCCGATGTCGGGTTCGCCAGAATGAACGACTTGATCCCTGGGACCAGTTCGCTATCCTGTGCGCCGTTACGCCAGAACATTGCGTTCACGCCACGAGCGCGACCTTCCATCATGTCTTCCAGCTTGTCGTCGAGCAGATCGGCAAGAGCCGTCATTTCGCGTTCGCTGTGACGTGATTCACTGCGGCCTGTCGTCGTCTCGGTGATCGAGATACCGTTACGCTGCAACTCATCGAACGTGACTTCGATACCAGCGTGGATACGCTTGTAAGGATAGGTCGCCGTTTTGATGTTCGCAGGGTTTTGGTAGCCGACACTGTCGTCGTGCGAGTAGCCCTGGATGGTCGTGGTGTATTCACCTTTGACGCGGACAGTCAGGAATTCTTTACCCGCAGGGAAAGTTTTCGCTTTCTTGTCGAAAGTTTGCAGCAAAGGTTTGTCTTGAATGGATTGGGAATACACTTTTCCCTTATCCATGTGGAAGTCGAGAGTGGCGTTAGCCAGGTTCTCTAACTCTTGTACGGTAAATGCCATGATTCGCTCCTATGATGATGTGGCAAAGTTTCACTGATTGAGCGTTCTGCGAATCACGTCTCTTGTATCCTTTGGTTCTGGGAGATGCGCGGAGTTGGCATTACCACCATCGACGGTCGAGACAGGCTTGCGTGGTCTGTTTTGGCGCAGTTCGGTTTCCACCTCTTTGCGTACTTTTTCAGCCAGCGCGACTGCCTGTTCAGCAGTCTTGGGTAATGTTTTGGTCCGTGCAGCCCTCGCCAATGTCAATTCAAGACGGTCGAGAACGCGGTCTTTTTTGACATTGTAATCAGGATCAGTTTTGGACCATTTTTGCTCCCATGTGGCGATTGCGCCAGTCATAGCAGCATGATTTTGTCCTTGTTGACGAACTTCTTGCCGTTGCTGCGTCTGTTGCTGGACAGCCGGTAAAACCCGACCTTGCGCTCTGGCACGAGACACTTCCACGGCTGCTGCCTGGGTCATGTATCCTGCCTTCACTTGCTGCACGAGATCAGGTGGCAAAATGTTGCCTGTGACCTCAAGCAAACCGTTATAATAGGGCGTGATGAGTTCCAATGCCTTGAAAGGATTGTTCTTCATCAGTGCGCCGATATTAAACAGTTCGTTCGCCTCATCCTGGGTGACACCGTTGGTGTCGAGGAAGTCAGTGAACTGCCTGTATAGACCAGCTTCAGTTTCAGCCTTCTCAAGACGCTCGGAAGCGTCACGATACTTGGCCTGAAGTTTTTCAAAGCGTTCGCGGGTCTTAGGCTTCCATGCCTTTAACTCGTCTGCGCTAGGTTCGTCAGATTCGCCTTCCTCACCTTTGGCTTCTTTGGCCTTCGCCGCATCAGCCGCTGCCTTGGCAGGGTCATCCTGTTCTGATTCAACATCGTCTTCGCCTTCACCCTCTGCCTTCGGTTTGATGGCATCCATGATGACATCGAACGTAGAGGTTTCAGTTTCCGGCGTTTTCGAGGTGGACGTACCCTCGGAGGAAGTATCATTGTCCAGATCATCAGAAGCGGACGAATCTTCTATTTGCTGGTCCTTGGTTGGCGAAACCATAACGTGCCTTTCTAAACTTGTTGATGTAGGAATTTCACAACACCTACAATGACTAATATCTCAAACCCCGACATGACTGTCAAGCGTCATCATTGGTAATTATCAACGGGCTGCTGAAAGGACGGCTGCGCCCCTGGCTCGTTGGTCTGTGTCGAGGTTTGGTTCGCAGCACCTTGATTGCCTTGGGCTGCGGGATCATTCGGTCCACCCGCGCCAGGTTGTGCCGGACCCATCTTGCCGATCTGCGCGTTCATGGCCTGAATTGAAGGCATTCCCTCGACGATAATATCATCAAGATCAATTTCCAGCAGTTCAGCATAACGGTGCGCCAGCGGGTGCGGATTGACACCTGGAAGCTGCAACAGATACGGCATACCGCGTTCCATGTTCGCCAGTTGCGCGGCCTGATTCGGACGACCGGACGATCCGGCGCGAACTTTCAGATTGAGTTGCTTGACGACCGTTTCACGGTCGAGTTCAGGCCACACCGCGCCCTGACCTGCGATTTCTTTCACGGTTTCGACTGACAACTCCATGATGAGCAGTTGTCCGAGCGCAGCAAAAACATCTGTCAGGAATTCGTCGAGATCATCGACGTTCGAGGCCAGCGATGTTGCATGGCTTCCTTGTGCAATCGAACTTTCGGTCGCAGTCGCGCCCGATGTGCCGCCAATGTCAGCCTCTTGTGCGCCGACCGTGCGAAGAACGTCTTCCATCTCGGAATTTGTTTCGTACAGTGCCGGATCAATCGGAACGCTTTCAAAACGCTGGACCAGATCGCCGATTTTTTCACCTTGACCCATGCTCTCGAATTCGATGACTGCATGTGCCGGTGCGTTCGACAACTTTTCTTTATCAGCGTCAGTGAGACGACCTTTGACCGCCGCATATTTCGGTTTATTGGCTTCGCGGTGCAGACGACGATATTCGCGTGAGCGATTATATTCGGCCTGGACGTGTTTCAGTTGATGCACATCGGAGAACGGATATAAACCATCTTCCTGCTCGACATCGTTGAATGTCAGCGCGAAAACAGGCCAGAAACCTTCCATGTAGTAATCAGGTTGTTTCGGCTTAACGAGGTATCCAGGATAACCATCGCAGATCGTGAATGTCTGTTCGAGGTCTTTATTGTAGAACTCCCAGATGCAAACCATTCCGACTTTTTCGTCAGTGCCTTTTTCATCGCTGCTTGCGTTGCGATGATATTCAGCCATCTCGCCTTTACCGTGTTCGCGGTATGGCGTGAAAGATTTTCCGAGATCAATTTTATAAATGCGCTGGACTTGCTCAGGCGTTTTGTGAAATTCACGCGCAATCCATCCTGCGCCGATGAAGCCCATCAACTGTGTGCAAGCTGGATCGACGATGATCTCTGTCGAGCGCGGGAACATGAACTTCGGACCTTCACGCAGAATTTTATTCTGCACATCTTCCATGTCAGCGATCAATGTTTGAAGTTCAAACATTTCTTCCTCGCACGTTTCGCTATCGTGCGCGTCATCCATGAAGTCATCGACCCTGCGCTGTAATTCCGACAGCTTGGTTCGTGCGTCAGCAAGTTCCGCGCTCTCATCCGGTGACAGTTCACCGTATTCGCGCTGGAAGCCCAACATCAAATATCCAACGCAGCATGTTTTGGCGCGGCGCACGAACGATTTCATCAACGGCTTCAAGCGCGGCTTCTGCTCGTTCGCATAATAGTCAAAAAGGATTTCCAACGTCTTGCTGATCTTCGTGATCATCTCGTGACGTTGACGACCTTGCTCGATGTCCATCACGAGCGGCATCTGCGACACATCACCTTGCATCAATCCCTGAAGCGCGGCGAGTGCGGTATCTGGTTTTCCGTCCCAGAGGGTATAGTCGAGGGTCTTTCTTTTTTCAGCGATGGCGGTCGGGTTTTTTGCGTACAGACCGGACACGGACTGATTGATATATCGGTTGATAATTGGGACGGTATAATTGCCGCCGTTCACCCATTCATCCGATCCGCCTTGTTTGGCGATTTTCATGTCCTCGCGCATCCGCTTGAAATCCTTCTCGAAGAATTTCTTTGATGCGAGGGCTTTTTTCTGCCATTTTGATACAGACGCTTTTTCACCAGCATCAATTTCAGGCTGGTCGCGCAGAACGCCGCTGACGCTGCCTTGGTCGCCGGTGTCCATCATATCTGTGAGATTAAGCGCGTCCATTTACCAGCCCCTCGGTTGCTTCGATTGTAGTTTCAACTGCTCACTGCTATGGATTACCCATGCTGCTGTTCCTGTTTTGGGGAGGTTACTCTTGGGGGGTCGATAACTTTGAGCGGCAATTTCCTTGGTCAATCCTAACCCGATCCATGCCAACCAGTCAACGAAGTCGTCGTTTGCGCCAGCCGGAAAACGCAGGAGTTGGTTCTTCGCATCCTGAAACCACGGAGCGAAGGCAGGGAAGAATACTTTTTGCATCGACATGCGGCCTTGAATCGACCGCGCACGGGTCATTTTGTCCTTCGCGGGGATCACAGGGTCGATCAGCGTGTAAATGCGTTCCTCGACCATGCGTTTCCGCAGGAACGGCCCAAACGATTTCGAGATGAGTTCGCTTTCCAGCCACCAGCAATGCGGTTTATGAAATCTAAACTTCGCCAGCAATTCTTCGACCGTCCGGTCGGTCTGCATTTGATCCCAAACAAGGTCCGGCAAAATCCAGATATTGTCGTCCTCGTCGATCCCCACGCAACCCATGACCGTTTTGTCGCGTTTTTCTTTTTCGCTGACCGCATGGTCAGACGCGCCGTATTTTCGGAGGTTGCGAGGCAGGTCGGACGGTGAATGATATTCCACGATCATGTTGTCGGTGAAATAAATACCGTCTTCCGGTGTCGGTGATCCCATGACCAGCGCAGAGAATGATTGCGGGTCGCCGCGCTTCCACTGCGCGAAGAATTCCAGTGATTTTTCTTTAGGCCAGAGCGCGGTGCAGGGTTTCGTGCCGAATTGCTCGATCACACGCGGGTCGGTTGGCACTTTCAACGTCAGGCCGAGTGCAGAGGCCAGCCGTGGGTCGCGGATCACGCCAGGGATGTTCATAAACTCCCAGTCTTCAGAGATGCCCTTGAAGCGTTTGTTGCGCTCTGGGTGTGTAGGATCGCAAAGACGACCGATCAGGTCATCTTCATTCCAGCGCGTGTGAATGACGCAGATTTTTGTTTTGTTCGAGGCGCGGGAATACGCGACCTTATAGAACCATGACCAGATTTTCTCCAAATGGCCTTCGGTGAATTCATCATCGTCACCTTTGAACGGGTCATCAATGATGATGTAATCTGCGGTACGGCCTGTGATCGTACCACCGACACCGATGAAGAAAATTTTGCCGCCAGCCTTGTTCTGCATGAACGATTTCGACTTCGCGTCAGCCTGGAATTCCACTTCAGGGAAAACCTGACGGAATGTCGGCCTGTCGCGCACGAACTGACGAAACTCGTGACCGAGTTCATCTGCGCGGGTCTGGTTGTAGGTGACGACGAGAATATTTTTGCGCGGGTTGCGTCCCCAAATCCACGAGAGGCCAAGCTGCGAAAGGTGAATGGTCTTGCCGTGCTGCGGAGGGATCGAAACAGCCACGCGGCGCGATTTTCCGCTCTCAAAACGCTCGACGATGTCGCAAAGCATTTTCGCGTGACCGGCATCATCGTATTCCGTCTTCTGCACATCGTTCGGATCGGTGATGTCAGGCATCATCAGGTGGCAATAATCCTGCATGTGATCTCGCGCTGCCTGATATTTCAGGACGCGGTTGCCGATCAGCAATTCTTGCTTGATCTGTTCGTCGGTTAGGTGGGAAAAATCATTTACCATCGTCGGGCTGCATCATCTTTCGCAATTCCTCGACGTTCACTTTGCAGCTATCATAAGCGGCCTTGCCGCGTGTGATATATTTTGCCACGCCGCTCTGCGTCTGGATGTTAGTGGGCTGAGGCCACGGTGTGACCTGAAATAAAGCCTCGGAAGGCCGCGCAACTTGATCAGCGCAGCCGGTTAATAGCATTAAGCAGCACAGGTGCAGTAGGCGCATCGCTTGTCTCCGGTTCTTTTTCAATTTCCTCGATCAGCCCATCGCGCTTCAGTTCAATCTCACGATTTTTCTTCACGACATTGTCGAGCGCGGTGATGGTGTAGTTCGCGGTCTTCAGTTCTTTTTCCAGACGAGCATTTTCAGTTTTCGTCGCCTGATAATCCCATACAATATAACCGAAAGCCGCAAATATGGCTATAACCAACCCAATTTTAATATAGTTAATCATTCCCTAATCCTCCTGGTGGTATCCGCTGCGCGTCATTGATGCACATCGGGTACACCTTCAAACGTCGATCCCAAACACCATAGCAGCCGTTGGAGCGGATCGAACAATCTTTCCCACCAGCCTTTTTCCAGTCAAGAATATTTCTGCAAGCTGCGACCGGATTTCCAGCCTTCAAAAAACGGATCATGCCTGACTTGCACGATGCACCAGCGTTGTAAAAGACATCCGTGATCGCCGCGTGAATCGCCGGTGTCACATAACGCTTCGCTTTTTTATCGTAGCAGTCATAAACTTCTTTTGAATACTGCGGATAGCGCGTCATAAACAGCGTTTTGCAATATTCCATCGTGTAGCCATTTTCAAGCCGCCCGATCTGCGTCTCGCCGGTACACCATGTCTCGATGCCGACCGCGTCGATGTAATTTGCAAGCACCGTGCCTTCAAATTGCTGCGTCATGGGTGCGCCTTTATCCGCAGCCAAGCCAAGGAAGGCCGCGCCGGAAATCATCGCTGCCGTGACAAGCCCAAGGCCAGCACGTTTGACGTTTTCAGGTATCGGATGAAACGCTGGCATCTATTTTTCCTCTCCTGCGGCTTTAAAATACTGCCAGATCGGAAGGCCGCAAATTATAGCCGGAACTCCCAGATAAACTGAGAGTTTCGGTGTTTCCAATTTCATGTCGAGGTAAAAATCAATACCGAGGATCAGATAGCACCATGTGACAGCAAAAATAAAACCGAAGATCGCTAACCTGCGCCGGTTGTATAAATTGTCGTCCTGGACCTTTCTGAAGCCGAGCATATCATTTCACTTCGTCTTGAATGGTTTTCTGTTTGATCTTCGCGGACTTGCGATTGCGCCATGCGCTCTCGATCTGAAAGCACATGTATATGCCTGTCAGGATCGCCACGATAAGACCCGCCCAATCGTTGATGCTCATCGAAGTAAACGTACCAGCCAAGCCGATAGAACCCTTCGCAGCAAGGTCAACGACTTGCGCTTGTGATTGATGAATTAAATCTTTTACTTCGTTCGGCATTTGCTTCTGCTCCTTATTATCCCGCGAAAAAGAACCCGCCATTGAGGTTGGTGATGCTCGGAGGATCAACGTCGATCCCCGATATACGAACACCCAGCCAAGGAATGCGCGTATCCGTTCCTGCTCCCCACGCACCAGCATCCGTGCGCTCGTTGTACCGTAAAGCCGTTCCTCCCTGAATAGCTTGTCGGTGTGCAGCCGCACCGACATCACGATAGTAGAACGTGATATTGGTTGCGGTCGTGGGCTTAACAGCCACACGATAAGTCGTGTTCGCGGTCAGCGCGACCTTTGGAAAAGTTGCGCGAATGAATCGCACACCTGTCGCCTGGATCGCATTCGCGTCTAAAGTTGATGTCGCCAGTGGTGTCGTACCATCATAAAGCACAAGATCAACATCACCTGCGCCTACGTTGATCAAAGCCCAGATGCCGTCAATTTCGCAATTATATGGAACTTGAAATTCCAATGCACGTTCGTCAGGTGTTGTGCCGGTATTGACGCTGGCACTGCCAAGTGCTGAAACGATATAAGAACCATCCAGTGAACCGAATGTGCCGTCATCAAATTCAAGCAAAATATTAGTTGCCATCGTGATGATGCCCCACGCTGCTGCTGTAAATAAAGCACAACAGTTCTGATGAGAGATCGCACCACCGTTCGACGCTGCGCTCGATACCGACAAGCCGGTAATCGCAACGCTGTCACCGCTGACACCGCCACCATTCCAATCAAACACAGTTGCAAGCAAATCACCGTAAGTAACCGTGCGCGGCGCATCCAATGCAGCGCGATAATAACCATTCGACACAAAACCTGCATCGGCGTTTGCGATGGTCACGCTTTGATCAGCCGTCCCATCGGGGCGAATTGCGGGACCGTTCGCCAGATCGACATCCTGCAACGAAACACGCAGCGTCGAGCCGTTTGATTTCGTCACTGCGCCGAACAGGAAATGGATATGTGTGATATTTTTCGTGCCAGTGCGTTCCGCAAAAGAAACACGACCCATCTGCGCGATTTTGTCGCTTGCGTTTGCTCCTGCGATGAGAAGTGTGGTCGCCAACGCTGGGTTGATCGACACACCTGGTAGTTCAGGAAACCATACGCCTCGGCCTGGGAGATCGACTATTGCCATTATAACTTTTGAACCTCCAAGGTGACGGTCGCTTGCGTGATCGTGGTGATGCTATCGACGTTGAATTCGATGAGATCGCCTTTCGCAAACGTGATCGTGGTCCAGCTTGCCGGAACCGCGTTCGCATTCTGCGCAGCTGTCAACGTGGGCTTGTTACCCGCGCCGACCATCGACACACCGTTTTTCTTGACATCGACCACGATTGAACCGGATTGATCCGCATCCACATAAAATTTGCTGATCGTGCCAGCGAAGTTCATGCGACCACGGCATTTCTTGTTCACAGAAATCGCGGAGCCACCACCATCGAAGTTTCCGAAGACGGAACCTGTACCGATGCTGTTGATCACCTTGCCGTTGTAAATGATGATACCGATCTGGATGTCAAAGTCCGCATCGCGGCCTGACGTGATGATGTTCGGCATACCTTTGAGCAGCGGATCGTCGATGATGAGAACGCCACCACGGATGACTTTGCCGCTCGTGTTGTCGCGGGAATGGAAAACTTCGGTCGGGTTGCAACCTTCGCCAACGCGGAAGTGCATCGTGCCGAATGTGAAGCGGCTTGCGCCGGACATGACCATGCCCCAGCGCGGAATTTTGCCGCCGCCGCAGATCGTCCAGGATGCAATCGTGCCGGAACCCTTCACACCTTCCAGATAAACGATCAGATCACCCGTGCCGCTGTTGTAGGACACGATGCGGCCCCAACCGTATTGAGAGTTGGATGCGCTGACGCTGACCGCGCTGCGGACCAGAACGTCTTGACCTGGGACAAGCTGCAAGCCTGTCGGGACCACGAAGGTCTTCGTGCCAGTGCCGAGCGCGACAGACGATGACGAGGTCGTTTCAACGCCGCCAGCGATGCTGTAATCCGCGCCGACACGCTCTGCATAGACGTTCGCGGCATCTTGCACCCAGCCGAGCGCATAGCCGACATCCTGGTGGGAGATCGACGTGAATTTGCCGGTCGTGTTCGCCTCAAAACTAAAACCGCAACCTGCGTTTTTCAGGACCACGCGGCCTTCAGTCAGTGTGCGTTCGCCAGCCGCACCGCCTGTGTAGCCAGCCTGAGACTGAACCCAGAGGCCATACGACATGTTGCCGGAACCGTCACCGTTAAAACCGTGTGCGCCAGCCCTCATCGGAAGATCGGAGATGTCCAGATCGACGTTATCGACCGAGCCAGCTTCACGCGCATAGTCGGAGCCAGCCGCGATACGAAGACCGACCTGACCGCCGCGCTGCTTGTGACGGAAGATCGTGTTCTCGGAACGGCCTTGTGCGCCGATGCCGCGATAAGAGTGAGCAGTGTTGTACGAGGTCGGATATTCGACATCAGACGTGATCTGATCGCCGTTCGTCATCGCATGGGTGTCCGCAGCCGGACCCGTATCACCACGCGACTTGATGTAAACGCGGTTCTCGCAGGTACAGCCGGAACGGAACTGCCAGTGCGTTGCCGCCCATGCAGTCGAGGTCGTGCCGGACGATGTCGTGTAAGGGTGACGACCGCCAGCACCGATGCCTTCCGCGATGACTTCGATTTCGTTGCGGCAAGCTGAGTAGGTTTCTGCGATGTACGTCAAACGCCACGACTTGCCGGAAATTCCGGTTCCGATGTTGACGACTTTCTGCACGTTGACTTTGACAGTCGAATAGTGCGTAAAGCGAATGCCAACTGCACCAGCCCAGAGACGCGCAGCTTCCATTTTCACAGTCGATCCGTGCGCTTGCTGAAGGATCAGTGCGCGACCATGCGTGAGCGTGTCGAAGTTGGAAGTCCACCATGCGGGGTTGAAATAAATCGTGCCGCTGGTCGGAGCCGTGTAAGCCTGACCTTTATCGTTCGAGGATGTGACGTTGATGACAATCGTGTTGACACCCGTGCCGGAATTGTAGCTGAACGATGCAACCGTGCAGCTTGATTCGGGAGTGCCGGACACCAAGCCGATGCGGATACCCTGCAAAGGCAGATATTCGAGGTTGGGACCAGTGTAGGTGATCGTGCGCGTCGAACCGCTGCCGGAAATCGTACCGGCGCGGAACGTGGAACCGTCGAGCGTGAGCCACCAACCGACTTCGCCGCCCTGGATCGTCGGTGCGCCCATGAACAACGCGCCTTCGCGGATTTTGATGCCACGATCTTCGTGCAGCGGGATCGCATAGATGTTCGCCGCGTTCGCAATCTTGTTGTGATACTTGATCACGCGGTCCAGATAGATGATACCGTTCGTCAGATCGACCGAAGTGACGCGGCCCACGTTCGAGATGTAGCCTTTCGACGATCCATCTTCAGCAACGTGAACTGCATCGGTGAAAATCTCGACCGTTTTGTGCAGCGGGAAATTCACAGCGTCTGCGGTATTCACAAGCTGGAAATAAGAGACAGTTTGCAGCGTGGTTCCGATTTCATCGTCCACGTCGATGCCGGTCGCAACGCCGACACCCGCCGCAGCGACCTGACGAGGCGTTTGCAGCGCGGCGCGAGTGTTGTTCGCGGACTGGTAAATCGCGGGATAGCCGCAAAGGTTCAAAATCGTGTATTCACCGACCAGGTTGATCGCTGCATCAGGGTTCGCGGTCTTGAGCAGGTATGTGCCGTACAGCGCGACAGGCGATCCCTGCGCTGCCTGAACCGCAGCCGTGAATTCTGCCGTGCTGTCGCCGATGATGGCCCAATGATCGGCTGTCGTCGGGTTGTCTTGCAGAGCCATAAGCAGGTCGTTTTTCGCAACAGCGTTGCCGCCCAGCGTTCCGGCGACCGTAACCACGCAAATCGAGCGTTTTTTCGCGGTCGTGAAGGACGGAACAGCCCCTGCGGACGCATCGTGCGTTGCAGGTGTGCCGGTGTCGTCATTTCCGTTCGCATAACCGTCATTTGCGTACATTTTCAGCGGAGAATATTTTTTATTCGGCGCAAAAGTCGTAATTCCGCTTGCGCTGCCGATATTTTGCCAAACCGCCGCGCCGACCGAGACATCAACCGCCATATAAGCGGTATCTGTCGCGGTATTCACCCAAATCGAGCCAACGCCATAGCCGTCAGCCGAATCATCGTTCGCTGTCGGGTCCGTGACCTTGTTAAAAACGTGAAGTGGGACGAGCGCAGCCGATGCCGCCGCTGATGCTGCTGACGCAGCCGCGTTGGTCGCTGATGTACCCGCATTCGTAGCTGCGGTGGATGCAGTTGTTGCCGATCCCGCAGCCGCAGTCGCACTACCAGCCGCAGCCGTCTGAGAAGCCGCAGCAGCAGTCGCGCTATTTCCTGCGCTCGTCGCTGATGTTGCCGCACCTGACGCGCTGGTCGATGCCGCAGAAGCCGATGCAGCCGCGTTCGTGGCTGACGTGCCAGCCGAAGTCGCGCTGTTTGCCGCGTTGGTCGCTGAGGTCGCAGCCGCCGACTGAGATGCAGCCGCAGCAGTCGCGGAATTCGCAGCGTTCGTTTCAGATGTCGCCGCCGCGCCCTGGGATGCAGCCGCAGACGATGCAGACGCAGCCGCACCAGATGCTGAAGTGCCAGCCGCCGCAGCATAGGCCGCAGCTTGCGCCAAGATTTTCGCGGGAGCAAAGACGTAAATGTTGTTGGTTCCGTTGACCGGCGCAGCAAGGAACGTCAAGGTCGTACCATTGATCGTAAACGCCGCAGGGTCTTGAGGTATCCAGCCTGAGTTGTTGATGAAAATCATCAGACCGTTTTCATCGGTCCCCATATCCTGCGAAACCGTGAAGGCGGTCTGCGATCCGTTGCCGGAAAATTTTTGGAAAAAGCTGGTTCCATCGACGAAGCCAGGGTTCGCCCAGAGCATCCATTTGCCAGCCGTATTATCGACCGTGAAGGACGTGCCGGATGCGTGATCGACGACCGCGATGTAGGTCGTCTCGCCGACTTCCACCATGTCAAGGACTTTGTAAGCGGTCGATGCCGCCCATGCGCCACGCGGAACGATGCTCGTGCCGAGCAGAGCCTTCGTCGCGTTCGACAAGCTGTCGAATTCCACGATACCGTTGTTCAGCTTCCCGTCAGCCCGTTGCAACAGGCCGAGGTTCGTGATGATCTCGCCGGTCGTGCGGTCGATGTTGTTGAATTCGATTTCCAACTTGTCCGCTGGAAGCGGCGTGTTCGGGTTTGCGCTTTGAAAGCCCGTGAAATCGTATGACAAAGAATAGCGGGTTGGTGCAGCCATGAACGGATCGCCCTTGTGAAAATATCCACCGTGGCGAAAGGTGACATGATCTGCCTACCCCAAACTTACATCAACCGTCCCAATGGGGCAAGCACGAAATTCAGGCGAAGTCCGCGACATAGCCCTGCGTGATTTTCGGGTTTTCAAAGCCGGATATGCGCTGGACCCCGAAAAAATTGCAAACCGCGTTGATCGCATCATGGGTATTTCGGATGCCAGTGTGCGTGTGACCGACGAAAAAGTCGCAGTCGCCAGCCATCTCGCGGTAGTGGATCGGCTTGTGATCTGAAAAACGGACTTTGAAGCTGCGGGACCAGTCGCCTTCCTTCCTGACCGTTATGTATTTTGATTTTGTTTGCCGCGCCTCGTACAATTCGGCGGCAAAACCCAGGCGCAGCAGTTCCTCGCAAAAATAAATCCATTTGGATTTCGGGTATCCGGCTGCAACCAGTCCTTCAGCGCGGCCTTTCAAGTAATCCAGCGTGATCCGTTTGTTTGTAGCTTTGCGATTTTTCTTCGACATAGCGATTTTCCATTTGAGGGTTAAGAATTCGATATGCGATGATCTCTCCTGGCTCATCAACACATCCCCAATTATATTCGCCAGCCGGTTCGTCATCCCAGACTTCCCCGTCGAGCATCATTACCGCGATAGCCGTGTGATCCGGCAACGGTCCTTCAAACCGGCCTTCGTTTTCCTGAGCATACCATTCGATCCATCGCGTCATGGGAGTGAGATTATCAAAGATGTTGGGAATGATCAACAGTGATTTTGAAATTTTCAGATTTTTTAAATTTTAAAATGAACGCTTTTTTGCAAATTTTGTCGGAGCGGGGGGCGCACGTCCGCAGGTCCAGCCGCAGCCCCCCCCGTAGGGGCGTATTGCCATATTCTGCTGCATTATGACCATTATTTGAGGGGGTAGGGTCGGACTGCCCTATACAGGCACTATAAGCCCTTGATTATTCAAGCATATCGTCAAGGCTTGGCACTGGCTCAAGGTCTATAACCCCCGTGTCAATGGGTTTCGCCCTCAAGATCGCCTCTTTCTGCAAAGCCTTGAGACGTTCCGCAAGCTGGTTTTGCGTCATGTTAGACGGTTCTAGGTCGTCGCGGTGCAGTTCGTCCATTTCTCGCGCTATATCCGCAAGGATTTTAGAGGCTTTTAACTGTGTTGCAGCCGTTGCCACGGGATCGAAAGCGATTCGGCTGATATTGTGCAGGGCGACGAGCGCAAGCCCCCGCGCCTGATTTCTATAGAGTTCTAAACACCTTGCGGAAAAATCCCCGTCACCCAAAATCATTAAAACCTGATTTAACTCTATTCCTAAATCTTTAGAAATATTATTAGGGTTTTCACCGTGAATGAGTTTTTCGGCTATTTGCGCCCGTGTTGCCTGTGTGATTAGTGCTTTCATACCCTGACTATACGCATGGAACCCCGTCATGGCAAGCCTCTTGAAAAGAATTTGAAAATAGGTGTTGACTTTGTTGGGCGTTCCCTTCATATTGTTTATATGGATGTCGGGGATTAACCCGCAACATGATGAAACGAAAGGGATTTAAACATGGAACTGATCATACAGATCAAAACAAACTACGGTAAAGAGGCCATTTATCCGGCTTGCGACAAGTCAAAGACATTCGCAAAACTGATAGGGGCTAAAACCCTGACCCGCGAAAACATCGAATTGATTAAATCGCTGGGTTACTCATTCACGGTGCAACAGGTGCAGCTATGATTAAAAACATCATCCTTTGCATTATCGCCGCCGCTTTCATCCTGTCCGCGTTCTATATCGGGATGAGCTGCGAACTTTGCCGCCGTGATCTGTCCCCTGCTGACTATCATTCTATGAAATTAGATTGTAAGTCATGGATTTACCGTTAAAACCCCGACATAAGGAAGCCAAAACATGACAACCCCAGCCAAAAAACAAACCGTTATATTAAACCGCCTCTATGAATTCCCGCAAGAAACCAGAACGCGGGAAGGTGTCGAGGTGACTTTTCCCCCTTATACCGTGATGCAGATCATGGAACCGCAGAAAGCAAAATCAGACGATTGGCACGAAACGGCCCAAAAGTTCATTTTCACGATCAAGGGAAAAACCTTTGAATATTATACAGGCATCGGACACCGTGAATGTGCGGTTTCATGGTCAAGGGAGCGCGACGAATACAAACGCTTGAAACATGCAAACCTGACCGATCACGGCTTAAAAGAATTCATCAAATTGAGCCGCGCCACTATGCCAAGCCTGGACGATCTTTTTTACAGTCTGGTCATGGATAGCAGTGCAGCCGATCAAACCTTTTCCGATTGGTGCAGTGATTTCGGTTATGATACGGACAGCCGGAAAGCCCTGCAAACTTATGAAGCCTGTCAAGAAAGCGCGGTAAAATTGCGCGACCTGACAACTGCAACGCTCGACCAGTTGCGCGAATATTTCCAAAACTACTAAGGAGCCAAAACCATGAAATTCCAGACACAAGAAGTTATAGACCGTTGCGACTTAGGGATAAAAAACGTCCCGATCCGCTTTTTCATTTACGATGAAACGGAAGACGGCGAAACCGATATATTCGAGACAAACGAAGCCGGATTTTTAGAGGCTGAGGGAGAAATCGAATATGAAAGACACACCGTTTTTCAAAACGGATGCAGTCAAATTTGCTTAACTAAAAACCCCTACGGAAAAGGATAACCAGACCATGACCCTATTAGAAATATATGATCAACTCGCAAACGGAAACCGCGCCGCCTTTGTAAATGCCGCGAATGAATACGGCCTTTCTAATTTCTTGATGGATGCAATCGAGGAATGTAAAGACGGCGTTTTATCTTTTGATGAACTGGTCAAAATGAAAGACACGATCAAAGCCGTGAAAGGTTATGACGGGATGCAAGCCCATTCCGAACTGCACCGGATCAAAGACCTTTCCGCGTTCAACGTGTCCGGCTATGTTGAAAAAATCACCGTCAATCAAAACTTGACGCGATATTATTTCAACGATCATTCACGCCTTGACATTTACCCGCGCCGATCCGAAGGCGTGGCATTCGATAAAGGCCAAAGGATCGCAACTAAAACCCTCAAGATCAACAAATAGGTGCAACCATGAAAAAAGAAAAACAGAAAATCGTTTTTAGATATTGGCAAAAAGAGGTCATCGCCCTATTGCCAGCCTTACCCGCCAATTTCGGGAACATCGTTATTTATGCACATATCGGACAGCATAGCGAGGCCGATTCGTGGATCACCCGCGCCGGACGACTGGCAACACCGGAAGAATACGCGCCACTGTTGAAAGAACTCACCCGCATTTATAACGATTGTGATCTGATCATTCAAAAACGGGTGCAACATGCTGACCTGTTGAAAGGCTGGAAAAGATGAAATATATAATCTGGTTTTTGTGCCTTGGCTGGCATGTGTTTTTAATTTCCGTCTTTATCCCCTGAACTCATCCCCGCGCAAGCGGGGATTTTTTTAGGTCATCATATCGCGGAACCATTTAGGCAAGCGCGGACTGTCTAAATATATTTGCCGCCCTTGCTCTATATCCTCCCTGAAAACTTTCACCGTGAAAGGCTTTGACGTTCGCCTGTATATAAATTCCTGTTGAACCTGATAAGCCGCCCTTAACTTGTCCGGCTTTAATGCCCGTTCAAGGTGTCCCGATCTGACAAGGCCATATAGAACTTGATTTAAATTCTGGGGCATCTCACAAGGCCGCAAGCCCTCCCTTTCCTGCAATCGTTTATAGATGCCGCCATGTGTAAACCATAGCCCCGCTTTTTCCGTCCCGAACGGATGCAGCGCGGAAACCACTTTTTCCGGCCACGCCCTGCGGCCTTTAGTAATTCCGTCCCGTTCGTCACTCCCTGTTTTCTGGTTTTGTTTTTTGTTTTTAATTTCATTCATCTTTTCAAATTCTCCAATTACGCACCTGACCAACTGGTGAACTTTGACCTGAGAGGACATGGGACATGCTTATAAGCATTTGTCCCTTATGTCCCTCGCCTTGGTTTGGCCTGTTTTCGTGATGTCCCTCCGATGTCCCTCGTGTCCCTTCAATTACCTAACCTCTTGATATACAACAATACATGAAGGGACATTATCCAATCACGGTGATTGCAAAATTTTCATTCACCGTGGTAGAATTTATGTAGGGAATTCCCCATCAAATGTCCCTTCAAACCCCGACATGCCTTCGCGTTCCATTAGCTTTTCTCTGTCCCTCGAATACGCCTTTAAAATGCCGGATGTCGGGGTTGCCATCACCGCGAGAGCGTTCAAATCCAGTTTGCCGTTGCTCTGCACAAGTACGCCGATCCGATCTTTTAAATCACGGTGAATGAGTGCCTTCAGATAACGCTCGGTCACTTTGAAACCGGCCTTCAGCTTTTCAGGGTTTTGGATGGACTTGTAAATCTCGTCGGCGCGTTGCACGGCAATCTCACCAGGTTCCAGCACTTCGTCTGGGACGATGGCTGAGAATTCGCTGTCGTTTTCCAGCACCACATGGCAGGTGTCGATCATGTCCCCATCATCATCCTTGCCTAACTCGACGACCATGAGGCCGAATTTAATGGTGAGGTCGCTTTCGCCTTCGCGTTGTTTGCGCGTTCTGATCTGGCGATAGTACCGCTCACCCTTCTTTTCACTCATAACTTCGATTTCCGTGTCCGTGGCTGCGCGGAGCGATGAGTGACCACGCGCACCTGCTGCCTGATCCTTGCCGCTATGGTGGACGATTAAAACGCCCGTGTCGGCATGACGCTGGATGTATTTCATATTGCTGATATACAATCCCATGTCCTCGGAACTGTTTTCATTGCCGCCCTCGAATGTCGTCGCCAGCGTATCGACCACAACAAGGCCGATTTTAACGCCTGTGGTGCGTTCTAACTTGTGGATGGCATCGACGAGAGCCTTCGCATCATCCTTGGCCTTGGCGAAGTTCGGCGCGGCATCCAGCACATAAAACGGAATGTCATTGACCGCGAGGCGTTGACGCAGTGCCTTACCGCGCTTGCCGAAAGATTTTCCAGCCTCGGCGCAGATGTAAACGACACCAATGGGCTTCTTTGCCTTATATTTAAATTCACCCCAATCACGTCCCAGGGCGATGTGTCCGGCGATGTCGGCAGCGACGAATGATTTACCCACGTTCGACTGACCATAGATCACCGTGATGGCGTTCTCATATAAAAAGTTTTTATAGATCGGTGCGCCTGAATATTTCCAGTCCATGTCCTTCAGCGGCATGAACTCGAATATGGCGACTTTCTTTTTTAAATCTTCCTCAAGCGGTTTTCCTGCGGCACGGGCTGCGAGGATCGGATTGACCTGCGCGTCGATCTTGGCGATGTAGCCTGGGTCCAGTCCCTCGAACGGATGATCAACGCGGTTATAGGTACGGATCAATTCGCGTTTCGTGAGGTCTTTGCCTTTGCCGTGCGTGTAGTGATAGAGGATATGCGCTGCTTCCTGAAGCGTGTAATTGTCCCACACCAGTTGCTGCGTCAGCGTGAAATCATATTCGGAGCGTGATGGTTTTTCGATCAGGCCATAGTATAGATCATGTGCCTTGCGATCCCTGTTCAGTGTGTCCTTCAACCGCGCCAGCAGGTCATCAGGCAGCGGTTTTTTAATTGCCTCCATGTCGAGAGCGACATCTTTGAAATCCGTCTCTGCCTCGGCCTTGAATGACGGCGTGATGAAATTGAATTCTTTATAGCGTGTGCCGGTCGGCGATGCGGCGTGAATAATCTTGGCGACCGTGCGGACCCTGCCTTTTTTCTTTGCGCTGGGTATGTTGACGGTGAACGGCACACGCATGATGCGGTCGATGTTCTGCACGAAGTCAGTGCCATATTGCTCGGCTAACCCGCGTGACAGGCTCTCGGCCTTGATGACGTTATCCTTGTTGGCATCCAGCGGCTGATCGAGCAGCCAGAACGCCTGGATACCGCCACCCGAATCGGTGATGTAGGTCGGTGGGTTCTTGCCTGTCTTCAGATCGACGGCGAATTTCGCAAGACGTTCCCTTTCTCTTTCCAGCGGTAAATCCTTTTTAGGATCGGCATCGAGCCACACCGCGTTGATCTTTTTAATGTGGTGCTTTGAAAGTTTGTCGTCCGGCGCATCCGGCTTCGGCTCATTCACGCTGTAATAGAGGTTGCGTGTGCCGTTGTTGCGCTCGATAAAAGCCAGCAGGTCAGGGCTGTCTATGGGACGGGTGATGCCAGTGATGGCTTCGCTGACCGGATCAATGGCAACGATATTGTGAAGGCCGGATCGGAAGTGTTTTAGAAAGCTGACTGCCTTTTTTGTATTGCCTGATTCGGTTGTTTCAGTCATAATTGGTCCTGATCTGGATATTAGGGTTTCCTTCGACGGAAGAACCGCTCTCACACGAGCGGTTCTTTTTTTATATTCTATGCAGTATTTTTAAGCAAGTGGAAATAACCAACACTTTTCTGTTGACAGGGGTTTTAAGTTTGGTATGTTGGGAGCGTCCAAACGATGAAAGTCATCAGCGGACGTTGATGGAAGGATGACCTAACATGTTCAAAGATAAGAAATCACACGACAGGGTTCGCCGTTGGAGAGCAGAGCGTGATGTCGGCGAGATGGAAAGCCGAATCGTCAAGAAACTTCATCTCGATTGCTGCGGTGATACCAAACATGAAACTGGCATCATGGCGGGGATGGTGTCTGACATGTTGGAAGATAAAGGCTATCGCTATGGATATAACGGCAAGCCTTGCGAACGCCGCGCATCCTCGAACATGCCTTACATTGTTGTTGATGTCACCAACGGTTTTTATTGGGGCAGCAAAGGTGCGGACACAGCAGTCAACTGGACGAAGATGACGCAGTACATTTTTGAAAAGCTGTACGAAAAACTGCCTGACATCGACGCGATCCAAACCAAAGCACGGAAGAATGACGGCGCGATTGATCGGCACATGCGCCAGCCGTCGAAGGACGGTCGGAAGATGGAACGCTTTTGGATCACCGGTACAGGCCGTCCCATGCCAATCAGCGCGATGAAGGATGATCACCTGCACAACACAATTTTAATGGTCGATAGGACCATCGCTGAAGGCTCTCGCAGCATCGGCGGCAACGAAGATTTAGCAAACCTGCTAGATGAATTAGAGGACGAGCGTATCCATCGTGGATTGCATCTGCCTCTGATACCACTGATCTCACTCGAATACAGAAAAGGAACCCACCATGACAAATACTGATGACACGATCAAATCGACTGCGTTGGCTCTCAACACCCAGGAAGCCGTTGAACAAATCCAGAAGGAAGTGATGGACGAATTTATCACGTCCGACCGCGAAGTTTATAAGGCCGGTCTGCGCTCCCTGCTCATCCAGCAACAAAAACTGGAACAGCAAAAAGCCCAGATCGACGCGGAGATCACACACCTCCATGCTGCGCGTGATGCGTTGACGGAAGCGTTCAAGGTCGGTGCGCTGCATAGCGTGTCGGATGCCCGTGGCGTTGTCCGCAAAGTCAGAAAAGAACTCGAAAAAGATTTCGCTTCTGGTATGACCAACATCGACGACGATTTCTCGTAAGAGGCCGTGATGTTCAGACGCAAAACGCTTGACGAAATTCTCGGCGGGTTTCAAGACCTCAAAGTCGAACTGCTCGATCATGTTACTCATCACAGTAACGAGATCGGCAGGAAGCGCGAGGAAGTAGCCCTGCTGAAAAACCAGATCGACCAACATGATGTTAGCGTTAATCGCGCTAACCGTGTGATCGAAAATATCAACAACCTTGTCGGAGAAACACCATGAAAGACGTAAACTACGAAAACAAGCTGAGGGCGCAAGTCGAAGCTGACAATACCATTCGTGCCAGCTTAAAACGCAAAATGTTGGCGGCTGGTCCTGACCAATTCGTCGAGGCAGATTTTGCCGAGATGATCTGGTTGTCGAACCGTGAAAACATGAACGGTCTTATCCAGGAAATCGAAGCTGAAAAATCTCAGCGCGACAAACAGGAAGTCGGCGGCATGTTGTACGGTGCTAACAGGGCAGGTGAAGCCGGTCTTGCTGCGATGGCTGGCTGCAACACCGCTAAAGAGCCTGATCATGCCACACACCTGTTGAAACAGGTCGATGCAGCAAGACCGTCTTTCGAGGAAGTCGTTGCTCCGTTGATGAAGTACCTGGCTGATCATTACCATCCGCACGTCACTGTTATCGTGACATCGACGACTGCGGAGATGGTCGAAGGTCTGAAATCGTTCAACACTAACGAGTTCATCAAGGATTAAATTTTGCATGAACGCGATGTTATTGAGCGAATACTAAAAAGGATACGGCACGATGGGGAATGCTGGGTTGTCAGCGGCTGGTCGGACGGTAAAGGATACCGGAATGTCAGCATCGACGGCAAAACACACAAAGTCCATCGTGTCATGTTCGAGTGGTTTTGGAGACGGAAGTTACGGCGCGATGTGCAGGTCGATCATAAATGCTGCAACCGGTCGTGCTGTAACCCTCTCCATCTCCAAACGATGAAGAATAAAAAGAATTCCAGATTACGAACCAAGAGGAAAACCAAAATGCAAGCCGCACCTAAACACGAAATTCGCAAAGCCGACCTGTCGATCCCGTACCAGGATAACAACTGCAAATGGGTCGTTGAAGAAACGCTGTATCCTGAGAGCCGTGGCTACATCGCGCACTCGTTTGACACTGAAATCGACGCCAATAAATTTATCGAAGGGGCAAAATAATGGTTAGCTATCTCGCCCTGATGTCCGGTCAGGATCACGAAGAAAACCGGAAACAAAATGAACGTGTCGGCGCATGGTGTCTCTTTATGCTGAACCAGAATGCCAAGTCGGTACGCGGTCACATCAAACGGCAGCGGAGGATCAAGCGATGAAAGTTTTTAAATATTCTCTGCACCTGACGGAGCGGCAGACAATCGAGATGCCAGCGAATGCAAACATCCTGCATGTCAAAGAGCAGAACGGCAACCTCTGCATCTGGGCTGAAGTCGATACGCACGATACCAACGGTAGCCGGACGTTTCGCATTGTCGGCACTGGTCACGATGTACCGTCATGCCGCGCAAAATATATCGGAACCTGCTTCATGGGATCATTCGTGTGGCACATTTATGAGGAAATATAAAATGGCAACAGTAATCTGCGACCTTGATGGTACACTCGCCGACATCACGCACCGGCTGCACTTCATCGAAAACGGTAACAAGGATTGGGACGGTTTTTATCGCGCCTGTCCTGACGATTTGCCGAAACCTGCGATCATCGAACTCATCGCAATGTGCGACGATGCCGGTCATCAGATCATCATCTCATCCGGTCGCAGTGAAGATGTTCGCGCTGAAACCGAGGCATGGCTGGAAAAGCATGGTGTGGTTTACACCGCGCTCGTGATGCGGCCTAACGCATGTTTCGTCCCAGACCAGGCGTTGAAAAAAGCGTGGCTGGATCAGGGATTGCTCGGCAATAAAGAGGACATTCTGTTCGTTGTCGAAGACCGCGACCGCATGGTGAAGATGTGGCGCGATCAGGGGCTGACATGCTTGCAGGTCGAGCAGTGGGTCGAGGAAGGCGAGGTGTCTTTCCCTCTGAAGAAAATCGAACAAGCGCAGAAGATGGCGAAATTCATCACCGCGACTGGTCAGGATCAACGGTTCAATGAATGGAGCGCGAGACAATGAAAACCGGAGCAGATTACATCGAAGAATTCAGCAGCTATTGCGACACGCCGGTCGGCAAAAAGGCGAAGAAATTCGACGAGCAGAACCCGAAGGTCTGGGATTTGTTCTTGAAATATGCGCGTGAGATTTCGCTGAAGGGTCGAAAGCGGTATTCCATCACGATGCTGGTCGAGCGCATCCGCTGGCATAGCCTGGTCGAAACCACGGACGACACGTTCAAGATCAGCAACAGCTATCGTGCCTATTATGCGCGGAAGCTGATGGCGCACTATGACGAATTTCGTGGACTTTTTGAAACAGCGGAGCCGAGACAATGAAATTATATCGTCTCAAAAATAAGCAGACCGGCAAATTCCTCGCGGCCTGTTCTCAGTATCGCAAGCCCCAATGGACGGCGACCGGCGTGTTTTTCAGGAAGATCGACACAATCAGGAAACATGCTGAGGCGATTTGCTGTGACTTCGGTGTAAAGCAGGAGCATCATGCACATGGTTTCACCTGGCGTTTTTTTGTGAAGTCGCGCCATCCTGAACGTATGAAAGACCTGATCGTGGTGATCAACGATGTCACGCTGAACGGTGAGGAAGAAATTGCTGCAACCAAAATCTTTAAAAAAGGGAAAAAGAAATGAGCAAGCCACCGTCAATGAGTACCTACTATCCGACCGAGATCGAACTGAAGGTGCTGAAGCATAAAATTTACCTGCTCACCTATAATCAGCACGAGCGCGGTCACAAAAAGATTTTGACGAAGGCGGCTTGCATCCGATTCGCCAACGATATGAACGTCAACAAAGACATCCGCGACTGCATTATCCGTGCATTCGAGGAAGGGGTGGTGGAATGAGATACCGCCTGATCGTTCAATATTTTAGCTTCATGTCCATGACCGTTGATCCGCGTCCTGAATATGAGCGCGTGTATCGCTGGAAATGGCTGGCGCGGCTTAACGAATTTTTGATCAACACTGCGCCGCGTGGATGCCTCGGCATGTTCACCGCGCACGTTGTCGAGGAAGGTAAAAAATAATGCTCTGCATCATCGCCGTCAACCGGCAGCACTTTGAACACATCTGTCATTTATACAGGATCGAAAAGGACCAGGTCATCTATATCGACCGTCCTGACAAACTTCGTGGTCTGCGCCCCGAAAGTATTGTTATTTTCGGTGAAGAATGGTGGCGCGGAAAATCAACTCAGCAAATTGACGAAATCGAACAGATCGTAAAAATGCACAACGAAAGAAGGAAGCCTAAAAATGTCACTCCCACAAACCCAAGAACCACAGCCTGAAGCCCCTGTTGAAACGCAAGCTGCACCTGCGCCGGAACCGACAAAAGATTTTCGTCTCGTTCCGAACCTGGATGTCACGAAAGAGGCGGCGAACGTCCTCACGCAATCATGTCACAACCGCGCATATAACGCTGGCTGGTGGCACGACCTGCAAACAGGCCAGCCGCTACAGCGCAATGTCGCGGAACTGCTCTGCCTCATCCACAGCGAAATCAGCGAGGGTCTTGAAGGCCACCGCAAAAACCTGATGGACGACAAACTGCCACACCGCCCGATGCTCGAAGTTGAACTCGCAGACGCTGCGATCCGCATCTTCGACATGGCTGGCGGCTTGAACCTGGATGTCGCCGGTGCGATTGCCGAGAAAATGGCCTATAACGCGCAGCGTGAAGATCACAAGATCGCGGCACGTCAGGGCGAAAACGGAAAGAAAATATAATGGCGCGGCGGTGGACGGAACACATGGTCGAGAAGCTATGCGATTATCGGGATCAAGGCATGACAGAAGCCAAGATCGCGGATCGCCTGAGCCTCATTTTTATGCGCCCGTTCACCGCCGAATCCGTCAACAGAAAAGTACGCGATTTAAAAAATTCAGGGTATATTGAAAAAAACAAACACAGCGGCAGATTTAAAAATCCGCTGGGGGAACCACGAAAAGGGGAAAACCATGAGAAGACCACAAAGACAAAGAAGCCACGAAAGCAACTGCGATGACATCCGCGTTCGTGGGACGGTTCATCAGATAGAGGATAAATATAGAACGATGGCGCGGGAAACCGACGACAGAGTTCAAGCAGAAAATTTCATGCAACACGCGGAACACTACAACCGAATCGGAGCAGAACAATGGCACTCAAATCCAAATTAAAGTCTGGTCAGATAAATTATGAAAGTCTCACGGATCGTGGTGCGTTTTCCTGCATCGTCATCCGTGATGGCGTTTTTCACAATTTGTCTGAAGAACAGCGGCTCGATCTCATAAAAATCCTGCAATCACAAGCACCAAACGCGAAACCAGATGTTGACTTAGAAGACATGTTCTAATATGTTGGGAATAGAAGTCACAATTCCCAACAGGGGAAAGTAAAAAATGAAGATACCTACACACGACGAATTTATCGACTACGTCAAGGGACACCTGGAAAAGACCGGTGAGAAACCGTCTTCTTTTGGACGGCGCGTTCTTGGTGATAGCGGTGCGATCACACGCCTGATCGAAGGCACTGATCCTCGCCTCTCGACGATGCAAAAAGTTGATAAAGCTGTTAAGGACAAAAAATAATGCTGCTTGCGCTCGACCTCGGAACAAAGACCGGTTGGGCGACCAACTCTAACGCTGGCATCAACAGCGGAATGCAGGAATTTAAAAACGACCGCTTCTCTGGTGGCGGTATGCGTTTTCTGAAATTTGAAAAATGGCTGATGGGTTTGCCGAAGCCGTCCCAGGTGGTATTCGAGGAAGTTCGCAGACACGCAGCAACTGATGCCGCGCATGTGTACGGCGGCTTGATGGGGATCGTGACGAAGTGGTGCGAGGCTGAAGGTATTCCGTATCAAGGCGTTCCGGTCGGCACAATCAAAAAATTCTGGACAGGCAAAGGTAACGGCAACAAAGAAGCCATGATAAAAGCCGGTCATGCAAAAGGTTTTAAAAATATCGACGACGATAATGAGATGGATGCGATTGCCCTCTTGCATTACTGGATGAGTGAGGCTATAACCAACAAGCCGGATGCAAATCTGGCAGACATGATGACCTGATTAAAAACCTAATATGAAAGACCTGCGATGCTGCAACAGCATGAACCTAATTTATTCCCATACCAGTTAGAGGGCGCAAAGTTCCTCGCGGCGCGTAAAAACGCCGGACTGTTTGATGGTATGCGGATGGGAAAAACCCGCCAGTTTTTGAAGGCCGCACGTTTGATCGGTGCGGAAACCATCGCGGTCGTTGCGAAGGCATCCGGCGTTTACGTCTGGGAAAAAGAAGCGCGTGAATGGGGCTTCGATCCGGTGATCTTAAAAGCTGGCGACAAGCCGCAATGGAAGAAATTCAACATCCTCTCGTATAACGGTTTGATCAGCGATCTGCATGAACAGTTGATGGCGATGTGCTATGACCTGCTCGGCGGCGACGAGGCCGATGCCTTCAAATCGCTCGACGCGGCGCGGACGCAAAAGTTTTATGGTTTCAGGCCGGATAAACATAATAAAAATATTATCATCCACCAGGATGACATCGGCCTTTGCATCAACGCTGACCGCGTTTGGGTGATGACTGGAACGCCTGTGTTGAATGACCCCTCCGAACTGTACCCGATGTTCCGCACCCTATTCAGGGACGCTATAATCAACGATAAAGACCGCGTGATGTCGTTCAACGAATTTTGCGGTCGCTTTTGTAAGTATGGAAAAAGCAACGGTTTCGGCAGAAAAATCGTCGGCGGCAAAAACCTGAACAAGCTGCGCGATCTGCTGCGCGGTCGAACTCTGCAACGCACAAAAGAGGAAGTCTGGGAGGAATGGAAAGAACCGATTATCGACCTGCTCCCTGTACCTGGAAACGTGACCGGCATACCGAGCGAGGAAATGGACCTCGTGCGAAATGCCCTGCTTTCGACGGACATCGTTTCGGCTCTGCGCGAGATCGCGCCACATGTGATGACGCTACGCCGCCTGACAGGGCTGGCAAAGGTCGCCGGTGTCGTTGACTGGATCGACGATAATATCGACGGCTGCGGCAAGATCATCGTGTTCGCGCACCACAAAGAAGTCATCACCGCGCTGAAGGCGAAGATGAAGCACAAATACACCGAAATTATCGGCGGCATGTCACCTGAACAAAAACGCGATGCTTATACCGCGTTTCAGGAAGACCCAAAGATCAAAATATTTATCGGGCAGAACCAGGCAGCGCGTGATTCGATCCCGCTGTATGCTGCATCGACCACCATTTCCATCGAACCTGATTGGGTTCCTGGAAACAACGATCAAATGCTTGATCGGATGACCCACTTCTCAAAAAAAGAGCCGTGCGTTGGCTACTACGCCACACTCATCGGCTCGATTGATGAGGATATTCAGAAGGCCAATATTCGGAAGCGAGAGATCAACACCGAACTTGGATTTAAATAAACCCAACCCTTGAAAGGAAACTACCATGCCTATCCAAATCGTTATCACTGGTGATCACTCGACAGACGTGATCGCTGAAATCCAAACCCTCGCAACCGCGCTGGGTGTTGCACCAAAAAACGTAGCTGGCGCGACGAATACGCCAGTCGCATCGACGACCTCTGCTCCATCCAACCCTGCACCGGCATCAACATCGACCGCAGCCCCTGCGACTGGTGGAAAAACGCTGGATCGCAAAGCCCAGGATGAAGCCGTAAAAGAGATGATCGCTGCTGGCGCGAAAGATGCCCGTTTCGACCAACTCACAAAAGGCCGTCAGCAGGAAATCGACAAAGCACTCGCCAAACCCGCTGAAACCACAACCGCAGCGGCTAACAGTGATGCCGATCTCGACGACATGTTCGGCGACGACAGCGCACCGGCAGCGACGACAGTGACCCGTGAACAGGTTTCTGCGCTGATGGCGAAAATCGGCAAGGACAAAGATGGCAATCCCATCCAGCCTCGCCTCCTGAAAATCCGCGAAATTCTGGTCGATAACATTCCTGAAGGCCAGGAAATCAAGGTGAAAAGTTTGCCTGAAGACAAGCTGGCAACGGTTTACGCTCTGATCGAAAAAGTCGGAGAGTAAGATGGCATCCGTTGATATTGATTATGATCGTATCGACGAGGACAAGGAAACCAAACACGCGATATATGTCGTTATTCAAGATGATGTGATGGACACAATCGCTGTTTGGCTTCCGAAGTCCGAAATCGAAGTTGATGAAAAAAATAAGGTCATCACCATGCCTGAGTGGTTGGCAACAGAGAAGGAATTAACATGAAATACCGTAAAAAACCTATCGAGATCGAAGCGTTCAAATATAACTACAATGCAAACTGCGACACCGTTGCATATCCACAGTGGTTTATGAAAGCGGTATTACTTGGTGCGATCTCTGAAAATGATGATGGCACAGTGTCGATCCTGACGCTCGAAGGCAAGATGGTCATCACCGATGGCGACTACATCATCCAAGGCGTGAAGGGTGAAATTTACCCATGCAAGCCTGACATTTTTGAAGCCTCCTATGACGAGGTGACAGAATGAGCAGTCACAGTTTAAACAGCCCGTCATCGTTCTCACGGCGTATTGGTTGCCCTGGCAGCGCGAACATGGAACGCGACCTCCCGAATGAATCGTCGATCTATGCCGACGAAGGAACAGCGGCGCACCAGCTTGGTGAAGACTGCCTTCGCAAAGGCGACCGGCCTGAAGATTATCGCGGCGAAATCATCGTCGTTGAAAAAGAGGGTCCGCGCCGTGAATTCGAGGTGAACGCCGATATGATCGAAGCCGTCAACGTCATGGTTGACCACTGCACCCCCTTGTTGGGACGGCACATGATCGAGCATAAATTTGCTCTCCCGTTCCTTGGTCCTGATGAAAAAGGTACGTCCGATTTTACCGCGCTTCACAAAAAAATTCTCCATGTCGTCGATTATAAACACGGCAAGGGTGAGACGGTCGAGGCGATTGATAACGTCCAAGGGCTTTGCTATGGCCTCGGTGCAGCGAAGGAATTCCAGCATGATGACTGGCACACGCTTCGCATCACAATCGTCCAGCCACGCGCCTATCACGATGACGGACCTGTCCGGTCATGGGATGTGCCGCGTGATGAATTGTTCGATTACATGCTCAATTTTGCGGCTGCTGCGAAGGCCACAGAAGACCCGAATGCACCCTTGCAGGTCGGTAAATGGTGTCGCTTCTGCAAAGCCAAAGTCGGCTGTCCAGCGCAGCTTAAAAACGCGCAGGAAGCGATGGAGATGGACTTCATGGAGCCAACTTCAAAACCCGTCCCAATTAGCCTTCTGACGGACGCGCAAATCCTCGATTTGGTTTTCAACAAAATTAAAATCATCGAGCAGTGGTGTTCATCGCTGAAAGATTACGCGCAGAAAAAAGCTGAAGCCGGTGATCCGATCCCAGGGTCGAAATTGGTGGCGACACGCGCAGCGCGGGTGTGGAAGGATAAAGATCAGGCCGAAAAAGCATTGGTCGGCACATACGGCGATCAAATTTATGAGAAAGAATTTATCTCCGCACCGAAGATGGAAAAAGTCATCGGTAAAAAAGCATTCAAGGAACTGGAATTTCTGGTCACGAAAGTATCGACCGGCGTAACTCTGGTCCCTGAATCAGACCCCCGCGAATCAGCGCGAGGGACTGTCGAAAGCGATTTCGCTTCATAACCCACGAAAGGAAACTCACAATGGACTTTGGTAAAGCATTAGATGAACTGAAAGCGGGAAATAAAATAGCCCGTGAAGGTTGGAACGGTAAAGGCATGTTTCTTTATTATGTTCCTGCAAACAGCTATCCAGCGCAAACCGATATTGCGAAAGCGTATTGGGCTGATAAGCAACCTCCACAAGCGGAAAATTCCGCATCGGCTATTTTGGTTCCGTATGGCGCGTATATTGCCATGAAGACGGCGCAGGAAAATGTCGTTCCTTGGCTTGCTTCACAAACAGACGTATTAGCTGATGATTGGCAGGTGGTATGATGGTTGACAATCAACACCAGAAGATCAAAGGCTATCGAGATTTATCAGAGCAAGAAATTGCGCTGATGAACGAGGGCAAGGAACTGTCCGTAAAGGTCGGTGAATACCTCGAAAAACTGGAACGCGCTGAATTCGCTAAAACCGAAGATCAGGTTCCAGACAAGCGATGGTTGGCGATTGGCAAAACGCATCTGCAACAGGGCTTCATGGCCGTGATCAGGTCGATTGCCAAACCGACAACTTTCTAACTGAACTGTAAAACTCCTAACATGAAAAGGAACTGCTAAAATGACTGAACCAGTAAAAACCGACAAGAGCGATACTTCCAAATGCCACATCGCGGCATCGGGAAATATCATCACTCCCAAAGGGCGTATTTCATACGCTCAATATCTTCTGGAACCCCAGGAACGCACATACGAAGACAGCGGCAAAACGGCTAAAGTTTACAGCCTGAACCTGCTGATCCCGCCTGGTGCAGACCTGATGGAACTGAAGAAAAAAATGGGGAAAATCGCACTTGAAAAATGCGATGGCGACAAAAATCGTGCGAAGAATTTCGTCGAAAAACGCTTCCTCGATCCCAACAATCTTCCGCAGGGTGGCAAGCCAGCCGGTGAAGAATTCGAGGGTTGGGTGCTGATCCGCGCAACGTCATCCTACAAGCCGAAATTTGCTTATCCGAACGGTAAGGAAATTCCTGCTGAGGCAATCGAGAATGAACTTTATTCCGGTCGCTGGGGACGTGCAACGATCAACCCGTACTGGACGAGCAATAAGAAGAACCCAGGCGTTTGCCTTGGTCTTCAAAACATCCACCTGCTCGATCACGCTGAAAATCTCGGCACGGCGCAAGCCTCTGCTGAAGACGAATTCGGCGATGGCAGCGAAGATGAAGCCGGTAGCACGGTTTCTAACGAAGCTGTCGATGATATGTTCAGCTAAGTAAAGCTGAGGGAGTGCTTTAACTGGCACTCCCTCTCTTTCTTCAACCCGAAAAAGGAAATTCAAATGTCTGACATCAACAACATAAAAGTGCCGCTTATCGAGCCGCACATCGACCAAAAAATGATCGTCTCTTTCATCAAAAATGAAAAAGGCAATGACTGCATCACGATCAACTTCGAGCCTGAAATTCCCGAAGTTCGCACACCGGCGCAAGCCGCTGCGGTGAATGTCGCCAACCACATCATCAGGTCATACGGCCTGAACCAAGAAACACCCGCAGATTTGGAGGCTCCCGATGGCATCGAAAAATCAGGAGACTAAAATCGGCGATAACGGTGGACCACCGCTTGACGAGGCTGTCGCCGGTGGCAGTTCGGGATCACGCCTGAAATCTTTCCTTGAACGCATCGAGCGGCTTGAGGAAGAAAAAAAGGCTCTCGGCGACGACATCAAAGACATCTATGCGGAAGCGAAAGGTGTCGGGTTCGACACGAAGATCATCAGAAAGCAAATTAAACGCCGGAAGATGACTGCGGAAAAACGCCAGGAGGAAGACGATCTGCTCGACACTTACGAACACGCCGTCAGCAACCTCAATGATATGATGGAGTGATCATGGAAAACAGAAACCCCAAAGAAGGCTTCGGCAACAACAAGGTCGCAATGTCCTGCGTTCCGATGCCCGTGCTGAACGAACTCGCGCTTGCCATGATGGAAGGCGCGATCAAATA